CCTGCAGGACGTGAGAACCGTCTATCATTTTCTTAGTTAATGACTTATCAGGCCATGCTCCGCCTGTTTCATTCATGATTATCTCAGCGGCCTGCAGATAGACCTCAGTTACTAGCTTGCGGGACTGCAGGGAGTCAGCGGTAGAAGCATCAACAAGGGCCTGATTTACTGCTTCAACTGTTTCTTGATATGACATAGTAGAGAACCTTTCAAAATGTTTGTCATCATTGACACTCAGGAATATAGGGATGCATCAATATCCCGTCAATAAAAAAATGAACTATTTTAAAATTAATTTCAGTTATCGTTATAAATCAATAGGTTACCATATGAATTTTATGGGACCGTCCCATGTTTTCTGCAGTGTTCTACGTGCTGAGATGTTCCGATAGGTGTCTTGTGAATGCCTGAGAATACCATACTCATGTACTCTTTCTTCTTACGTATTCTCAGGACCTATTCCCGTGTACTACCACAGAATAACCCGTGTACTACCACGGAATGCCATGGCGACGGACTGCTTCGGACGTCTGCAGAATTCCTGAAAAGCTTCCCGCGTATTTATATGGAATCGGACCTACCGGGGGGGACCCATGGAGCCAGCGCTTCTATATATATACCCTCAGGACCACATGAGAAGCAATTTGGAGGTCTGTGAATTAGATAATTAACTTAAGCATACTAAAATTAACTCTTGACTTCTCAGGTTGGGCGGGGTATTCCTAAGAAGTCCTAAGAAACTTCTTGACTTTAGTCTTAATATATGGTATAATATAGTTATACTTAAGACATCTTAGGTTATTCGTTAAGTAGTTTATTAAAATTAATAACACAGTAACATCCTAAGACTTCTTAAGTAAGCAAAACCACTAGGTTTTGGGGTTTGTCTTTTAAAGGAGGTCGTCATGTCCGGTTACGGTTACGGTAAGAAAAAACCTGCTAAGAAAACTACGAAAAAGAAAACTAAGAAAAACAAATGATAACTTATCGCGGCGAAAAGTTTTCAGGTTACAATAAACCAAAGAGAACTCCAGGGAAATCTAAAAAGTTTGCAGTTGTAGCCAAGAAAGGTGACACTGTAAAGCTAATTAGGTTCGGTGATCCAAAGATGACAATTAAAAAAGATCAACCTAATCGCCGCAAAAGCTTTCGTGCAAGGCATAAGTGCGACACAAGTCCTCCAGATAAACTTAGTGCTAGGTACTGGAGTTGTAAAAAATGGTAGACTTCCTACACAGTAGGGCAAAGTCAGAGGTAATGAATGTCAGATGCAGAAGTAAAAAAGAAAAGAGGCAATCCTAATTTTCGTAAGGGGATGAAACCCCTGAATCCAGAAGGAAGGCCAAAAGGTTCTCTCAATAAATACACAAAGCTCTCAAGAGAACTTATGTCCTCCAAAGGACCAGAGATTGTAAACAAAGTTATTGAGTTAGCATTGGAAGGCGACAGGCACTGCCTTAAGATGTGCATGGACAGAATTATTCCTACTACAAAAGCTGTAGAAATTACAACAGAGCATAAAGATTTGGGAATAAATATCATTATCGACAGTGTTAAAGCGGTAGAAAAACAAGAAGAAAAAGAATTTAAAACAATCGAAGCTGAATACGTAGAAGAAAAAAAGAATGACTGATCTTAATGTATCACTCCATGATGCACAGATGGAAATCTTTAAGTCAGACAAACGTTTTAAAGTAGCAAGTTGCGGAAGACGTTTTGGTAAGAGTTACTTAGCTGCTTGGGTCTTAATCATTAAGGCTCTTCAAAGCCCAGCAAAGGATGTCTTCTACGTTGCACCTACGTTTCAACAAGCTAAGGATATTCTTTGGAGTATTCTTAAGGATGTAGGTCAGGATGTAATTAAAGCAGCGCATGAAAATACTGCTACACTTACTTTGGTCAACGACAGGAAGATTTACCTGAAGGGATCAGACAGACCTGATACATTACGAGGTGTGGGTCTAGCGTATGTTGTAATGGATGAGTACGCCTCTATGAAACCAGAGGTATGGGAGATGATTCTTAGGCCTACCTTGGCAGATGTCAAAGGTGGCGCGTTGTTCATAGGAACACCCGCAGGTAAGAATCATTTCTTTCAGCTTTGGCAGGATGCTCAACTACCGGAAAATGAAGATAACTGGGATTCGTTTCAATTTAACTCTACTGATAATCCCTTTCTTGACCCAGAAGAAATTGAAGCAGCTAAAAAATCAATGTCTACTCAGGCATTTCGACAAGAGTTTGAAGCAACTTTTGAAAGTTTTTCTGGTGGTGTCTTTAAAGAGGAGTGGATAACTTATGCTGAAGATGATGTTTTCGATGATGATTCAAGAGGCCATTACGTGGTGTCGGTGGACCCTGCAGGGTACGAAAAAGCTGATAAAGGTCGTGGCATCAAAAGTTCTAAGCTGGATGAAACAGCTATATCAGTGGTTAAAATCGTTGGTGACGAGTGGCTAGTAAAAGATATCCACCACGGTAGGTGGGGTGTAAAAGAAACTGCTACAAAGATTATTGATGTAGCTTCTGATGTTAAGGCAAGTACCGTAGGTATTGAAGCAGGTGCGCTAAAAAATGCAGTAATGCCCTACATTGAAGACGAGATGCGTACTAGAAGTAAATGGATTAACATTACCGATGTAACCCACGGCGGCAAAAGAAAACAAGACAGAATAGTCTGGGCTTTGCAGGGCAGAATGGAACACGGTAAGATTAAATTTAGAAAAGCTAACTGGAACCATGACTTTATTTCTCAAATGCTAGACTTTCCAAGTTCTCTATCCCATGATGACCTTTTGGATTCTCTGGCCTACATAGATCAAGTCTCAGTTGCGGACTTTGCACAGTCGATTGAAATCGAAGAATGGGAACCATTAGATACTGTATCAGGATATTAATTTATGGATGAACTGTCGTATAAAGACCCCCAAGCATCCCTAGCTACATGGATTATGGATAAGGTTGAAGAGTGGGAAGACCACCGTAATCTTAACTATATGGACAAATGGGACGAATACTACCGTATTTGGCGTGGCGTGTGGTCATATGAAGACAAAATGCGTGACTCTGAAAAGTCTAAATTGATTTCTCCTGCTACTCAGCAAGCTATTGAGTCTACTGTCTCTGAACTAGAAGAAGCTATTTTTGGAAGGGATCAGTGGTTTGATCTGAGAGATGACGTTCTTGATCAAAACCCTACAGACGCTACAGTAGTTAAAATTCTTCTTCAGGAAGACCTTGAAAAAAACAAGTGCAAGGACTCTATTGTTGAGTGCCTTCTTAATGCTGCTATTTATGGTACTGGCATTGCTAAAATAAACGTAGTGGATGAAGTTGAAAGAATTCCTTTTGAAGCTCCTGTTCCTAATACGCTTACTACAGAAGTATCAACTGTTGAAACAGTAGTTACTGCTGTAAAAGTGGACTCCCTTACTCCTAAAGAGTTTGTTATTGACCCTTGTGTTACGTCTATTAATGATGCTTTGGGTGTAGCGCAGGTCGTTACCAAACCAAAGTATGAGATTATGGAAGGAATTAAGGAAGGTGTCTACGAAGACAAACCTCTTGGCAGCTACGATAAAGTAGATTTTGGATACGATGACGAATCTTCTGCCGATCTTTCTGACATGGATAAAGTTAAGATTGTAGAATACTGGGGTCGAGTTCCCAAAAAGTATTTGACTTCTAAAAATGACGAGGCATACGAAGAATTTGACTACGAAGATGACGAACTTGTAGAAGCTGTTGTAGTTATTGCTAACGACTCTGTAGTTCTTAAGGCAGCAGAAAACCCTTACCTTATGAAAGATCGTCCGTTTGTTTCTTTCCAGCTAGACCGTGTCCCTAATAAATTCTGGGGTCGTGGCATAGCAGAAAAGGGTTACAATCCCCAGAAAGCTCTTGACGCAGAGCTTCGTGCAAGGATTGACGCACTGGCTTTGACTACTCATCCTATGATGGGAGTAGACGCCACTCGTCTTCCAAGGGGAGTTAAGTTTGAAGTTAAAGCCGGTAAGACTATTCTTACAAATGGCGACCCCCGAGCTACACTGTTTCCTCTGAACTTTGGAAATGTCTCACAGAATACGTTTACTGAAAGTGCAGAACTAGAGCGCATGGTTCAAATGGGAACTGGCGCTATGGACGGAGCTAATAGTAACTTCTCTAACCCCAGAAACTCTACAGCATCTGGGATGTCCATGCTTCAGGCAGCGTCTATTAAACGACAAAAGCGCACCATTATGAATTTTCAGGAAAACTTCCTTATTCCTTTGATTGAAAAGACGGCACTGCGCTATATTCAATTTTCACCGGAACGTTATCCTGCAGGGGACTACAAGTTTAAAGCTTACTCGACTATGGGAATTATGGCAAAAGAACTAGAGATGACGCAGCTTATCCAGTTGATGTCTATGACTCAGCCGGGAACCCCTCCGCACTCCATGCTTCTTATGTCCATTTTTGAAAATAGTTCTGCTGCTAATCGTGATCAGATGAAACAAGCCATTGCTATGACAATGCAGCCTGATCCTCAACAGCAGCAGCTTCAGCAGTTAGTACAGCAGCTTGAACTTCAAAAGCTTCAGATGGAAATTGAAGAGATGAAAGCTGGCGCTATGAAGGATACTGCTCATGCAGTAAAGCTTACTTCAGATGCTCAGGGTGTTCCTAGCGAAGTTGACATGGTTAAGATGCAGGTTGAACTTGCTGAAAAACTAGCACGTATTGAAAAAATTAAAGTAGATTCTGAAAACGTAAGGTCCGAAACAATGCGTAACGGTCCTGAAATGCAGCATCTACAATCGGAAACGCTTCTAAATATTGCTAAAGCGAGGCAAGCTTGACCGATAAAGAAATTCTTGAGCAACGTCTAAGTCTGTTTACTAATGACGCTTGGCTCTCCTTTTCAAAAGAACTGGAAGAGCTTGCACAATCGTTAGAAAACATTCAGACTATAGACGACGAGAAGACCCTCTTCTTAAGAAAAGGGCAGGTGGATATGCTAAACATGATTATAAATCTGGAAGCAACCACCAAATTAGCGTTGGATCAATTAGATTAAAACCTAATCCCAACTTGTTTTAACTCCATAATCTTATTTTAGACGGAGGATTAGTTATATGGATAGTGTTGTTGTAGAAGAATATCAAGAGACTAACGAGGAAGCTGAACAGTATGCGAGTATCGAAGAGGCTCCAGAAGTGGAACAACCTCAAGCAGAACCGGAGGTCGAACTCCCTGAAAAGTTTCAGGGTAAATCGATGGAGGAAATTGTTTCTTCATACGAAAATCTCGAAAAAGAACTGGGAAGAAAAGGTCAGGAAATAGGTGAACTACGTAAACTGACCGATGGTATTCTTAAGCAACAGGTTGCCAACAACGACAGCGGAGCAACGGCGCAAGAAGAGGATGTAGATTTTTTTGATGACCCTGAACGAGCAGTCAGTAAAGCCATTGAAAATCATCCGAAGTTTCGTGAATTTGAAGAGCAGCAGAAGATACAGCATATCAATGCTACAACTCAAAAAATTCAACAGGCGCATCCTGATTTCTTAGATATCGTTCAAGATACTAAGTTTCAGGAGTGGGTTAAGGACAGTCCAGTGAGGCAGAATCTTTTTTCTGCTGCTCACAATCGCTATGACTACAATGCCGCAATGGAACTTTTCAATAACTGGAAAGAGCGGTCTTTGATTAGCAACACACAAGAAGCGGAAGCAGCTAAAACTGCTAATCGTAACGAAGCTCTTAAGGCTGGAAAAGGTGTATCTAGGACTTCTTCTGAATCCACAACCGGTAAGAAAATCTACCGTAGAGCCGATCTTATTCGACTAAAGACAAATGATCCTTCGCGTTATGAAGCACTACAGGATGAAATCCTAGCAGCATACGCAGAGGGTCGAGTGAAATAACCTCAAAGATTTAAGGAGTAAATACAATGGC